GGCCAGATGACCGTGCCGGAGAACACCGCGGCGGCCTGGCCCGACATCGGTCCGGCGAAACTGCCTAAGTAGGCATACGTATAGATGTAAGGAAGTGCTTTGTAATCAATGACATAAGCGCCCTGGACCGTCCAGAAGATGACCGTGTAGCGGGCCACCTGGGCATCGATGATACGGCTCATCGGTTCGACTTCGTAGAAGCCGGCGGTGTTGAGGGTGTTGGCGAAGTCCCAGTCCTCGATGTCTTCCTGGCTGCACCAGCCGAACTTGTTCACCTTGCCGCCCATGCCGAACAGCAGCACGTAGCGTTCAGGGGTGATGACGAACGCCCGGTTGCCTTCGGGGGCGCCGCTCCGGCCGGTGGTGAGCTGGTCCTTGACCCGGTCGGCATGGGCATCGCCCGGCATCCAGCGCAGCAGCCGGCCGTCGGTCGAGGCCATGGCGATGAGGTGCTCGCCCCAATTCGCCAGCCGCCAGACCTCGCCGATCTTACGGACACTGGTGCGCCCAGCCCGCGGCGTGTCGTAGGTGCCGACGTCGTAGTAGTCGTTGCCGTAGCCGCCCGTCGTGGTGCTGGACGGGCCCTGGATGCCGGCCGCGTAGCGGATGGTGGTGTCGGGGTTGCGCTCCTCGATCGGCGAGATGTCGGTGATGTCCGACCCCTCGATCACGTAGAGCTTGGTCTCACAGAGCACCGCGACCCGCTCCCGGCCCGACAGATCGACCCAGCGGTGCATGGCGCGGATCGGCGAGGGGAAATCACCGAAGGCGTTGAGGACCATCGTCTCCCAACCGAGGATCGGCCGCAGCCGGCCGGTCACCCAGCGGATCAGGTGGGAGTCATACCAATGGCCGCCGACGCCCGCCTGAGTCAGATTGCGGACGACGCCCGGCTCGATGGAGATCGGGATCGCGGGCATCTCACCAGTCCGCGTATTTTCTGATGTACATCATCGCGACATAGGGCAGCGTCGAAGAGTTGCCGGGGTAGACCGCCTGAGCGTTGTTGACCGGGATGATCGGACCGCCGGCCGGCCCCGGGTAGGTGTTGTACGAGAGCGCATGGGTGTGCTCGCCGGGAAAAGCCGAGGGCGTGCCGCCGGCTGCCTTCGCCGCCAAATGACTGCCAGCGCAGAGGACGAAGCGGTCGCGGAGGTCAGGTGAGCCGAGCGTGCCATCGCAGAAGGACCACCCCGCCGGCACCGTCCCCCAGTCCCCCCACCACAGCATGATGGCATTGGTCTTGAAGAAGAAGTTCAGGAGGTAGCGGATGCGCTTGTCGACATAGCCCTGCGTCGCCGCCAGCTGCGTATGGGTGATGACGGCGCCGCTCGGCTGATCCGGCAGGTAGAACGGGATCGTACTCCCCTGCCCGGTCAGCGGGGTCGAGAACGAGGGTGGGCTGTTGACGACGACGCAGTTGCGCAACGCCGCGTCGAGCTTATCGAGGTTGGCGTTGAGCTTCTCGCCCCAGGTATCCTGGGAGGCGTCGATCTCGGGTTTGACGAGATCGTAATACTCGGTGACTGAGTCCGGCAGAGCAGCCTCCTAGAAGACGGACTTGCCGCCGGCCTTGACGGTATTCTTGCGGGCATCCTTCCGGGCGATGGACTTCTGCGGCGCCTCGCTCGGCGGGGCAGAGCCCATCATCGAGGCCGTGGCCTTCTTCGGCGTGGTCGGGAAGGGGGTCTTGCCCGAGCCCCCGCCGAACTGCTTCGAGGCGCCCTTGGCGATCGGCTTGGCTGAGTTCTTCGGCATCTAGTATACCTCGCTCGGGTCGAGCCCCTTCATGGGCATGGACTTCTTTTGTGGCTTCTTGCGCTCCGGCCCGCTGACACTGCCGAACTCCATCTCGAGCGGAGCGGCCTTGCGGCGAGGTAGCGCCGATCCTTTCCCCGCTCTCATATTGAGAGATTTGGGGTCGAAGAAGTTGGTGGACTCCAGGGTCGGAAACTCACTCGATCCCTTCTTTTTCGCGAAAGGATTCTCGGGTTTCCCCTTGGCCTTGAGCTGGGACAGCTTCAGGCCGGTCCGGCCGACGGCATCACGCATGGTGGTCTCCTAAGGCAGTGTGGGGCATTCACCCGTCTTCCTCAATCACGATCTGGATGGGGGAGCGTGACGAGACAGTGATAGTTCTGATGTAGATCTCACCTTCGCGGGCGCTCTCGCACGCCTCCCAGACTTCCTCGGGCGAGATCAGCGCCTTGTTGACGCCATCCCCGGCGTAGTAGCTCTGGCCGCGCGTGACCCACCGGCTGGCCCCCTGCATGTCGTAAGGGACAGGGAACGACGCCCACTCCTTGGCCAACCCGATCATGAAATCGTCGGTCGTCGACTTGAACGCCACCCAGTCATCGTAGCCGCGCCGCTTCAGCAGATCGAAGCCGAGCTTGTCCTGTAATGCGGGATCGAAGATGTCGCCCGATTTACAGCAGCCCTGCTCTGTCAGATCGCCAAGCGTGGCGAACATGAACTGATAAGCACCACTTGCCGACGAGCCCCAAGTCTCTGAGAAGCCCGGCTGACAGTGCTGCAGCTCGGCGACCGTCATCCTGGTGATCGGCTTGGTCAGTTCATCCTCGTGGTGCCCATAGATCGTCTCATAGGCGGTGCGGTCGTCGCGCGACGTCTCGGTCACGCGGATCAGGGTGAGTACGTCGCGTGCAGGTGCGGGTAGCCTCATGACAGCCTCGCCAAGCAGGCCTGCATCAAGGTCTGAAAGCGCGCCTGCTGAGCCGCAGCGAGCGACGCCAGAAACCACCCTGCGCCGGCGACCATCATGGCATTGAGCAAGATCACCCCGAGCAGCATAGGTGACGACTTCAAGCTCTCAATCGTTTGCTCGATCACTTCCTTGACCATCAGGCGAACCCCCATCGCTTAAGCGGCTTCCAGACACCCGCGCTCTTGACGCTGACCGCGGCCTGCTTCCAGACGCCACCGACTCTGACCCACTGCGACAGAGCCCGCTTCCAGATGCCCCCATGCTTAACCTGCACAGTTGGACTTGGGGGCGTGTAGGTGATGATGATGATGCCTGCAGCGGCGGGGACGGCCGTAAAAGACCCGCCCCGACCACCCGTACCACCCCCATAGGCCGCACCGCGGCCGGGCGTGCCTGTCGACGAACCACCGCCACCACCGCCGCCACCTGTTGCCGCACCAGGGCCGGCTGTCGACGTCCACATGCCTGTCACGGCTATCGCATCGTCACCGACAACCGCGCCGCCCGCGCCGCCCGCACCACCACCACTGGCATCGGTCCCTCCAGCACCGGCCACAAGCGTACCAGCTCCGCCCGCACCACCAGCCGTGGTCAAACCAGCTCCAGCGCCACCACCGCCACCACAGTCCGCACCGGAGGCCAAGGTATCGCCGTCGCCGCCCCGACCACCTGCACCGCCTGGCCCACCTGCACCACCACCACCGCCACCCGTCAGAACAGCTACACTGCCCGTCCCACCATCGCCCCCCGAATTGCGGACACCGCCAGTGGCTGGGAACCCGGCTGACGCCTGACCTCCCGCAGCACCCGATCCAACGCTTGCCGAACTACCCCCCTGGGCGCCAACGAGCGACGCTGCGAGCGTCGTCGCACCGAACCACGTGTCGCCACCAGGAGGATTGCCCGCGGCACCGGTGCCACCGGCACCGACCGAGAAATTGATCGTACCGGCCAGCCCTGGGATGTTGCTACGCGAGCTATAGGCACCGCCACCACCCCCGCCGGTGGCATCACTGATGTTCCGGCAACTGCCACCGCCGCCGATGCATTCGACCTTGTTGACGGCTGACCAGTCGGCCGGGACTGTCCAGGTGCCGGCGCCGGGTGTCGTCAGAAAGATGACCTTGTCGGCCATCAAACTTGGAACCAGAGGTCGCCGTCAGCGCCACCCGACGGAGCGCTGGTCGAGACGGTGATGCCGCGCTTGGTGAAGGTGTCCGTGCCGGTCTGCTCGACCAAGCCGATGGTGGTGTTGAGCGCAGCCAAGGCGGTCAGGGTGGCGTCGAGCGGCTGAGGCGTCACCAATCCGTTGAGCGTACCACTGGTGAAGCTTAGGTTGGCTCCAATGGTGACCGGCGACCAGGTGTTGGCCGCGCTCCGGTAATAGATGAGGTTGGTGCCCGCCAGCGCCGCCAAGGCCGTCAGATCCGCATCGAGCGGCTGATAGGTCGTAGCGATATCGGAAATCTGCGAGACGGTGTGGGTGTGTGAAGCCGGCGCCGCCCCGAGCGTCGTGAGCATCGCTCCAACGGTCGTGTCATCCAGCAGGGTCTTCGCCGCCGCGGTGACAACGGCAGTATCGAACATCCAGGTGGTGCCCGTGCCGGACACAACGATGTCGCCCTTGTCGCCGTCGGTGACGCTAGGGCCACCACCCTCACCCGTCAGCGGCGGCAATACCCAGGCATAGCCATTCCAGGTGTAGCCATTCTCGATCTGACCGTTCGTCGGGCTCGTCGGAAAATCGTACATCAGTAGATCCTAAACTCGCTCAAGGCTAAATCACCGCTCGGCTTGCCGATCTTGATGTATCGGTAGTTTGCTCCGACCGGAATACTCTTATAAACACCCTCGACGACGCCCGTGATGACAGCAATAGCTGTGTAGGATACATCATCGGTGGAGCCCGTGACAGCCGTTCCATTGAGATACGAGATGCCCCAGCCATCGAAAGCTGCCGGAATAGCCATGACATCGATGTGATCGATACTCTTGGTCGAACCCAGATCAGCCTTGATGAAAGGGGTGGGCTCACTGTTGTTGCCCCAGACGGATGCCGACCCGGTCGCGATACCGTCTCGCAACCCGGCGCCTGTCCCGGTATGGCCGGTGTAGCCGGCGAAAGTCGACGACACCGTGTAGGTCGCGGTAAATTCCGCCAACGGCTCAGCCGGCAGGGCAACATTATTGACCTGCACCCACGCCTGCGACGTGCCGTCATCGTAGTATATGAAAAAGGCCCCGGTATCGCTCTCAAACCAGAGCTGACCGTCCGTCGGTGTGTCAGGCGGATCATCTCCGATGGAAATCGCTACTCCACCGCTACCGCCTGCAGGCGCCCCACCCAGCCAGGCATAGCCGTTCCAAATGTAGCCGTTCGCCGTCTGACCGTTCGTCGGACTGGTTGGAAAATCGTAAGCCATCAGAGCGCCGCCTTATCAAACTTTTGTATAAGGAACTGTCACAACCACGACGGCCAGGCCAGCTTGGACCGATCCAGTTCCGGTCCGACTCAGGTCAAGATGCAGCGTGCTCCCCGGATCAATCAGGGTCTGAGGGGCGTTGACCGTAAACGGGAATGGAGTCTCCTGGTCCGCGACGCGCGATACGTTATCGAGATTGATGGCCGCTCCGGACACCGATGTTGCCGTTCCAGCCACAGATAATCTCAGGCGGGCTAAGATGTAGTTGTTCAAATTACCTGTGATGGCCGAGGCATTGATAATCGCCGCGTAGATGAGACGATGATAGTTCAAGGTATCGTGAACCAACGGGTAAATCTTGGATGCAAGTCCCGTCGCTGTTGTCAAGTCAGCCCGATCCAGCGGAATCACTGTCCGTCGCATCAGGCTCGGCCCGACCCGAACATCACAGTTGACAGTGCCCACAGCCGTACTCTTGAGGGCAAACGGTCCTTCCAGCGAATATCGATAGAGGGCCTCACTGCCGGTGGTCTCCAGAATACGCAGGTCGGTCGCGTTGGCCGGGCCGCCTTCGACCGACACCCGTCCGATCCGGCGCATTCCACCTTTGATGCCAGACCGCTCGATGGAAACGCCCAGGTTGGTCGCGGCATTGCCCTGAAGGTTATAGCCGCGGACAGTGATCCCATCGAGGTCGAGGTTTTCCGGGGCATTGACGATCACGCCCATACCCTGAGAGTTCTCCACCAGAACATCTCTGACCGAACCGACCAGCCTGGCGCCGGCGGTAGCAGCCGTGTCGTGCGTGGACTGTTGGAGAACGAGGGCAGCGCCTTCCCGGTTGCTGACGCCCGGGCTCATGTTCCGTAAGCGGAGACCGTCGATCTTCAGGTCGAGGCACTCGTGGACCGCAACACGGTTGCCCCCTTCAATGTCGATGTCCCGCAAAGTGACATACGCCGGAGGATCGTAGCCTTCCCAGCCGGGATGAGACGTGCTGTCTCGGTAATTCCCGATCATCAGAGTGCTGTCGGCGACATTCAGCATCGCGGTGGCTTTCACACCACTCAGACTGACATCTCGACTCGTGACGGCTGTCGATGTGACCACCCCCTCATTGGCCAGCCACTCCGCGTAGGTCGGCCAGTTGTCCGGCTTGTCGTAGAGAAACATGATCGCGCCGCAGGCTTGTGCCTGGATATCGGACAGAGTGATGTCCCTGACACCCGAGAGATCGAGGCATTGCGCCTCCGACTGCCCGTTCCGAAATCTCAGGCCGCTCCCCGAGACACGGTTGCACATGCTGTCAATGTCGATGGCTTCGGTAAACGTATCGAAAGACAGGTTGTGCCAGGTTTGATCATCGTCATAGCGCAGATAGCCGCCCTGAGTGATGTTCTGATGGTGGATGTTGATGTCTTTGCGATAGCGGCAATTCTCCGTCCACAGACCGCGCCCGACACGGTTTCCGCTCGACAAAATCTTGAGGTTGCGGCGCTGAAGCTTGTCCACGCCGATAGCGTTGAAAGCGTAGGTGTACGAGTGAACCGCCCCAAACTCATGGTTGAAATCAAAGGTGATGTCGTCAAAGAGCACGTCGCTGATGGTGCCCGGCGTCATGTTACGGTCGGTCCCGAACAGCACCGCGCGTTGGTTTGGGCCTTGGGTCCAGGTCGTCGGCGGCTTGACCCGGATCCGCGCGTCCCGGCCATAGACCTGGAGCCCGCTCAGCATCTTCACGCAGACGTGGATCGAGTGTGTCGCATCTCGGTTGGCGAAGTTGTAGGTCGATGCCTGGGGCGCAGAGAAGAACAGCGTGCCTCGCAAGAGCACCGGCCGCTTGAGGGCGACTGCATCCTGAAAGGCGGCCGTCACCGCCGCCATATCCGCGATGGGATCGCTCCCCGTCGCCCCATACTGCCACGGGGTGATGTCGGGATAAATAATGCGGAGCGCGTCCGTGAAGCGGCGCGCCGTCATGGCGCCATTCGCGCCCGTGCCGGCTTGAGCCTCAGCCTGAGACGTCTCAGCAACCGTGATCGTGCGATTAGCCGAGAGATCCCCACCGCCCGTCGCCAACGAGGCTCCGAGGATCTGTCGCGTCGTCGGCACCATTCCCGCCAGCGCCGGCCCAATCGACTCGTTGAGCTGCACCCATTGTTGTGACGTGCCGTCATCGTAGTTGATGAAATGGCCGCCGGTATCGCTCTCCCACCAGGTTTGCCCCTGCGCCGGGTTGGCGGGGGGTGTATCGGCGATCGTCGTCACACTGCCGCTGACAGCCGCCACAGGCGGCACCCAGGCGTAACCGTTCCAGACATAGCCGTTATAGGTCTGGCCATTCGCCGGATTGCTGGGGAAATCGTAAGCCATTATGGGACGCTCGCCCCCTTGAACTGAATGATCGGAAGGGCCGATGTCGACAGATCAGCGAAGGTCGCAGATGTCAGGTCCGGCCACGTGCCGAAGGCCTGGGCCACTGTCTTACCGATCAGGATGGCACTGCCCCCACCCAGCGCTGCAGCCTGATTTGTCGACCCCATGATCGCGGCGAACTCGCCGGCATTGGCGCCGATCGACTCGAAGCTGGCGACCCCGTTATCACAATTCGACGCAAACCAATGCAGGCCGCGTTTGAGCTGAACATTCACGGCAGCATTGAAGGCTCCTGTCGCAGCCGTTGAAATCGATGCCGTCGACGCTAGAGCCAGGCCTGTCGCCTTATTCAGAAGAGGATCATTCGCATAGACCGCCAGTTGGACATTCCCACCTGCGGACAGCGTGTTGACCCTGACCCCCAGCGCATTGAGGGTAATGGTATCTTCGATGAAGCCAGGATAGAGCCGGATCGACCCGGCGCCCGGAGCACCACCCGCCGAAATCGAAGAAATCCCGGCGGTGACATACCACTGTCCCGCGACATAAGCTGTCGGCCACAGCGGCTCCAGCCGGGCGCGTTTCCACGTATTGGTCGCCGTACAAACGTAAATCCAGCCAGCATCCCACACGATTGTCCCAGCTGTGCCGGGCGCCGTCGGAGACGCGGGGGTACTCGGCCCACTGATTCCAGGTGTGCCAGCAGGCCCTGCCGGCCCTGCCGGACCCGGCAAGCCCTGCGGCCCATGATTCACACGCACCCACTGTTTCGATGAGCCGTCGTCAAAATTTATGAAGTAATCACCAGTGTCGCTCTCCCACCAGGTTTGCCCTTGGTTCGGATTAGCTGGGGGTGTGTCGGAGATCGTCGTCACACTGCCGCTCGGACCAGGAGCTCCTATAGGCCCTGCCGGCCCCTGAGGGCCCGGCACGGTGCTCGCCGGCCCAGGCGGACCAGGCGCGCCGATAGGACCCTCCGGACCCTGCAGCCCGGTCGGACCCGGAACACCTGGCGGCCCTTGAGGACCGGGCGGGCCCCCACTGATCTCGATGACTTCAACCCGATCGATCAGAACGCCGGTGGCCTCATCGATCTTGTCGAAGTTGTCGTTAAGGTCGAAGCCCCAGACGTTGTTGGTTTCTGGACCATTGATGTCGGGCTTGGCGAGCCCCAGCACCGGCGTTGTCGCTGCCATTGAGCGGTTCCTCTAAGGGGATCGGCGGGCACGGCAGTGGCACCACCCAGCCCTTGGGCTCACAGCGCTTGCCTACCCATTCGGTCAGCCACGAATAGCGGTGTTCGGAGTAGCGGTCCTGGCCAAAGCGGAAGCCCATCAGCGCGCTTCCAGCCGCTCGAGCCGGGCCCGCAGATCGGCAATCTCGTCCTTTAAAGGCTGGAGATCCTTCTCGAGCAGAGCCGTCGTGTACACCGTCCCGATGTACGCATCATCCATCCAAGCCCTGAGCTGCCCGTCCCAATCGAAATTGAAGACGTTGGGTTTGAGCGCGCCGTTGTAGCCGGGCCGGCACCGATACCCGGCCGCACTGATGCTCCCAAGCGCATTAATCTGATTGCTGGCGGTGAAGTGCCCGCCCGTAAGGCTGTAAGCCCCACCACTGTAAGCCAGGCTCGCTCCGCTCGCGCCAAACTGAACCGAACCGGACGTCGCCGTGGTCTTCGAGGTGATCGCCCCCGTCGCCGCGATCGTCGTGCAGGTCAACGCGGTGCAGGTAAATGGTCCGGTCAGGTTCAAGCTCGAACAGGTGACCGGGCCGCCTTTGATCGCCCCTGTGCCGGCGTCCAAGCTGGTGCAGGTAATGGCGCCGACGCCGGTGAACGGACCACCGCTCAGGTTCAGGCTGGTGCAGGTGATGCCCGCGGCATTCAGATTGCCGCCGACCAGGCTGTAGGCGCCGGCCTCGTACTTCAGAAAAGCCGTCTCGGCCTTGTTGAGGTAGATCGCGCCGTCGGTCCCTGCCCCATGATAGGCCGTGACGTCCGTGTTCGCGATCAGACGCGACCCGTTAAAATTGAAGCCAGACCCGTCAAAATGCAGGTATTTGGTGCCCGTATTGCCGAAATAGAGAATTCCAGCGTTGACGCCCGCTCCGCCATACCCCCCTAGGGTAAGCATCCCCAAACTGGGAGTAAAAGCCGGCGCGGTGACCGCCCCGTCGATGGTCATCGACCCGTCATTGCGCCGAATTTCAAAAGCCCGTCCGAGAAGCGTGCCGTTGTCGGCATACCTCAAGAGGTCGAAGTTCGAGCCGGCGTTGCCGCCGCCCTCGGCCAAGTCATTGCCCGGCCGCAGCACCCAGCGCGGGACCGCGTTCTGCCGGCCATAGATGCCATTTACCTGCCCCGATTGCTTCTTATCCAGAACGAGGGAGGCTGAGCCGGCGGTACGAATGGCAAGGTCATTGGCCGTCACTGTTGCACCAGGGACGACCAAGGGTCCGGTCATCGTGTCGCCGGTTCGGCTGACCTTGCCATCAAGCGCCGGCTGCAAGCCAACGATGTCGGAGATCGGGTGAGTGTGTGCCCCAGACGCCGCCCCGATGGCGTCCCTGACCTGGTTCAGCGACAGCTGCTCGATGATGCCCTGACCGGTCGTGAACCGCCCCAGCATGTAGCCGGAGGCCATGGTCTGCATCTTGACGAAGGTCACCGCCTCCTGATCGATGGTCCAGACCGTCCCGGCGGCGCTGACGACGACATCACCCCAATCACCCGACGCGACGCCGCTACCGCCGCCGGCAATGGCGCTGATCAGCAGCTCACCCGCGTCATCGTCGTAGTTGAGGGTGATGTTGGTACCGGCGACCAGGAGCCCGGCGACCCGGTCGTCGATATCCTCGTCGAAGCCGACGATCTCCGACGTATCGTGACTGTGATCGGCAGTGGCTGCAGGCACCCAGGCCTTGTCCTGCCGGCCATAGAGGACGCCGTCGATCGGCGCGTCTTCGCCGGTGGCTAAATTCCCGAGGAAGGCGTCGATCTTGTCGAAGTTGTCATTGACGTCAAAACCCCAGGTATTTTCGGTCTCAACGCCATTTACCTCGGGTTTTGCGAGGTTCAGGTTGGGTGTGACTGGTGTCGGCATGATCTTGGTTCCCCGGCACATCCTGGTCGCGCCGTACATCCAGGCGACATGCCTGGGCCACCCAACTGCCCGCCTCGCACACCTTGCGCAGCCACGACGGCAGCCAGGAGTAGCGGTGCTCCGAGTATTTGTGACTGCCGTAGGTGAAGCTCATAGCTAGCCGAAGCTCCTGATCTGCATGACCGGCGGCGAGGAAATCATCGCACTCTGCCGCGCCGCGATGTTCATGCCTTGGATCAAGCCCGTGGTATTGCCGTCCCAGACTTGCGACCGCTGATCCTCGACAAAGAACGCCGCCGAACCGGCCAGCGAGCCGAATAAGTACAGTTTAGGCGCCCGCCTAAATATCAGCGTCGGCTCCTCCGCTTCAGCGAGCGGCGGCACGGTGGCGTAGTAGGTCAGCTCGATCTCAGTCGGATCGGTGTCGATGTCCGGCGTCACCACGGTTGGATGCACGTGCAGCGTCAACCCCACGGTGGTGTAGACATTGCGCGCCAAGGGCAGCTTCGGTCCGCTCCGGCCAGGGTAGTCGACAAAGGCCGGCTGCCGCGGCAGGGGCCCGACCGGCGCGCCCGTCGTCGGATCCAGATAGGTGATCGCCGTCGTCTGTGGGCCGGAGAGGTAGAACTCCGTCGCGCTCCGGACCCGGTAATACTCGTCGGCTGGGACATGTCGTAACGGCAAGCCGCTCCCGATGTAGCGGCAGGTCACCATCTCGAGGAAGTCCTCGGGCAGGGGGACGCACTGGTCCTCCAGCTGCACCCGCCGGGTGACCACCATCTCGTTGATGCGGAGCTCGTTGTTGAACCGCTCCTCCGCCATGGCGATCCACGACGTTAGCATCGGATCGGTGACGTCGAAATCATCGACCCAAGTCTTGAGGGTCTCGAAGAAGGCCTCCAGGAAGACCGCGGCCATGGCTTACCTCGACACACCAACCGGCAGATACCAATTATCCGTGCCCGGCTTTTGCTGAGCCTGCGCCTGACTGGGCCAGCGCGCCAGCCATTGGGCCGAGGTATCGGACGCAAAGCCCTCCGCGCCCGGACCAAAGATCTGCACTCGGCCGGCCCATGGATCAGCCGGAGGCGGCGGCGGCAGAGGTGCAGGTGTCGGCTCCGGAATGGGTTGCGGCGGTGCGGCAACGATCGTGGTCGGATCTTTCCAATTCGGATCATTCTTATCAGGAGTCCCGGTGGGAGCTCCCTTGTTCGTCGGCGCATCAGGGTACGGCGTCGTCTGATTAAAGCCCGTCGCGTTCCCCTGCCCGGCATAGGTCAGCAGACTGGTCGAGGATTGACCCATAGGATTACCAGCCAACAGCCCCGTTGCAGGACCGCTGCCGGTACTCGCCGTGATGTCCTCATACGGCGACCTCACCAACCCGGTGTCCGCCCCCGGTACACCGGTATTGGTCCCGCTCCCGCTACCCGGCACGTCGCTGCTGCCCCACCCCGGCAGCGGGGCGTTGCCACCACCGCTGACTGCCACCTGACTGCCGGGCTCTTGCCCGGAATTGCCTGCGCCGCCCATCAGTGCTCTCCCGAGCTCACACGCGCCCTTGCCAGACGCGGCAGTCTTTGAAATCCGGGTCGTTCAGGAAGCGAGTCCACTGCTGCTCATTCCAGTCAGCGTTGTACGCCTCCTCCCAGAGGGTGAAGGGGACGCGCGCCAGGGTCGTCATCCGGTCGCACGCCCTCTCGTGCTCGCCCTGAGCGCGGTTGAGCGCCGCCAGGCCCGAGATGTCCACTTCCGCGAACACCCCGAACTTATCGGGCTCAGCCTCGTCCCAGACGAGGGTCCGGCGCATGCCGGTCTCGTCCTGATAGACGAACTTTCGCTCCGGCACGGCCCTTACTTTCCGCGTGCGATGGGCTCTTTGGGCTTCTCCCGCTCGAGTTGAGCCGGCGGCACAGCCTGATCCAACCGACGCTGATCCTCCACTGAGAGACCACCTTGCGCCTGCGCCGACATCAGAGCCGGAGCTGTGATCGGGATGATGCCGTTGAAGATGATATGGGCGAGCCCGGAATCGACCTGGGTGCCCCACTCGACGATAATCATCCGTGTCTCGGCATCGCCGATTTTGGCGATCGGGTACTGTCGAAAGTTGCGGAAAAACGCGAGACGAGCATATTCCGGGTCGAGCAGCAGCCCCATATCGACCGGCAACCAGCGGGACGGCATCGCTGTCACCCGGCCGCCATCGGTCGCAATGATGTCGACCGTCGCCACCACCTCGGTCTTACCGACCATCACCTGAGTCGATTCCCGCCCCTTAAAGTGCACCAAACTGCGCTTCAAGTTGTAGGGCAGGATCAGCCGAGTCGGTTCAGCGCCGTCGGCATAGGCCTTGGCCATGGCATCGCCGAGCATCAGCTCGGTGAACGGCACATCAGCCGGGTCGGCCCACACATCAGTCGAAGCGACCGGCAAGCCCGTCGTCGTGCCGAAGACATGGGTGCCCTTGGCCCCGGCCTTATCAGCCGTCCGCGCGATCTGGTGCGGGATGCTCTCGGTTTTGCGAATGCCAGTGGTGCTATCGTCCGAGGACTTGGCCTGGCGCGAGAAGGCGATCACCTCGACGTCGCTCTTCAGCGCCTTCGATTTGATGGCCATCTGGTGGGCCATCTCGGAGTTCTTGCCGGCCGCGTCGGAGGCCTCCTGCGAGGCCGACACAGTCGCATCACGCTTCGAGATCTGAGTCAGATTAGTCTGCCGCACGACCGGGACCCCGGGCGAACGGACCAGTTCGAACCCTTCCTCCTGAGCATTGTTGGCGTCGACGACCGGCATATTCTCGGTCTGCCAGTCGAACGTCCGGTTCTTGACGTTCCGGCGACCAATCATACTGACCCCAGGCGTGTCAAAGGGGTCAATATTATAGATGCGATCGCTCAGATCTTCGCGATTACCAGTTGCCTGATATGTCGTAAAAGCATTGGCTACTTTAGCCATGGTCAACCCTCTCGGTCGAGATCCACTTCAAATGCACGTGCCGCGTCACGGACGCTGCCTGTGCGTTGGAGACGGCGCTCAGCTCGGGCGTGACCATTGGGAGCGGCTCGTGACGAGATAGCTCCCGGCCTCAGTGATCCTTGCTGTCGGACGGGTTTCGGCTTGTTAGCCATCAGCTCCCGCCATTTGGTGGCATCTCTCAGAACTAGGGTTTGTCGCGCGTCACGAAGACCACCCAGTTCCTGCTCCGAGAAGCCGTATGCCATGGCGGTGCGGATCATCGATTTCCGGTCCCGGTCCCAACGCTTGTTGTCGGCCCACTCAGGGACCCACGAAGCCAACTTACGTCGTTCCGTATCCTCGAAAATCGCCTCTTGCCGCTGCCGCTCCTGCGCTTGTTCCTCCTGCACCTTGCGGTGCTCGAAGTGCATCTGGCCCAGCCTCTCTCGGTAGGTGCGCCACTGGCGTTCCAACTTGGCGGCTTCGACGGGGTTTTCGTCGTAAAGCTTGTCCCAGTCGGGTTCCTGTGGCTGCAGTGAGGCGAGCTGCTGCTGTAGCGCAGGGATCAGTTCCGAGTAGTACCCGCGGTCTCGTGCGAGGACGGCCCGTTCCTGTTCGATATGCTGCGCGACCTGCTGAAGCTGATTCAATCGGCGGTGGAAAGTCTCGGTGCGGACATAGCCCTGTAACGCTTCTTGGAGCGATACCTCAGCCGGTTGTCCGTCCACTGTCACCCGCACGACCTGGTTCAGGTCTAGCTCGGCCGCGTCTTCGTCGTCGTCCTCTTCGTCCGGTTTAGGCGGACGATCATCGTCGTCCTCGTCCTCGTCGTCAACAGCCTGACGCCGCGGATCGTCGTCATCCCCCTCGTTAGGGTCGCCCTCTATCCCCCGCTGCGGGAAGAGATCTTCCTGCGCGACGCTTTCATCCGGGTCGGCCATCGCCCGGCGCTGTGCGGGCGGCTTGCCTTCCTCGCGGTCGAGGACGTCTTCGAAATGGTCGGCGAGATCGGTTTCAGCCATGAATCACCTATTGAGAAAAACGACGCCGGCGCTCGCTCGCGGCGCGCAGCATCTTGGGGTCTTCAACGAGGCGGACGAGGTCGGCCTGGATCGCCCGCAGCGCCATGATCCGGAGATGGCAGGCGGTGGCAGCCGGCGAGCCCGGCTCGGCGTGCACCAGCGCCTCGAAGGCGTCGGTCTCCAGCTTGCTGTAGATCTCCTGCAGCAGCGGATTGTCGAGCAGCGCCTTGGCCTCGGCGGCCCGCTCATCGCGCTGCAGCATGTCGATCGGGGTGGTCATCAGCGCCGCCCGAAGTTAGCCGGCAGGTTCAACTGCGGCGGCAAGGCCCCTGGGGAGGCCGGTGGGGCCGGTGGGGCCTGTCGGGGCACCGGGACACCCTCCGGCGGCTGGAGGGGCTGTGGAGGGCCTCCAAAGGGCTCCATGGGCGGTTTGGGGATCTCGTCGGCCGACGCCTTGGCCTCTTCCGGCCGGGTGGCGTCGATCGCCATCTGAATCGCCGCCTGGTCGAGCTCGGCGCCTTTGGTCTGGATCTCGGCCCCCTTGATGCCGATTTCGGCATCGAGCTTGTCCCGCTCGCGGTCGTCTTTCAAACCCATTTCGATAGTCTTCACCCGCGCGTCGGTCAGCGTCTTGACCACCTGGGCCCGGACCTTATCGGCCTCGGCCTGGGCGAAGACCATCTCGGCGTTCGGCTTCTCGCTCTGCTGTTTGAGGGCCTCTTTCAGCTGCTCAGGATCGATCGGCTTAAAGTACCGGGACACGTTCTTGAGTCCGGCAATGGCCATGATGTCGGTCAGCGTATTACGGAACTCCATCGGTCCGCACATCGGGTTGTCGACGCCCTGAGCCGTGATGATCTTCTCCTGAACGGCCAGAATCTGGGCGTAGGTCTGCAGCCGGTCCTGATCAGAGCCCCGGCCGATCGCGGGATTCACCTCGACATCCATGGTCGCGTCGTATTGATCAGGGCTGACTTTGGTCCACTTGCCACGCAGCCGAATCATGCGCTCGGGGATCGGATTTTCGACGATTTCCTGAAGTAGACCCTTGAACATATCGCGGAAGCCGGTCTCGGCCAGCGTGCGGGCCACCAGCTCGATCCGCTCCTGCGCCCCGGTGACGAGCATCTGCACGCCCGGCGTCGAGGTCGATTGCAAGGCTTTCGGGTCCAATCCCTTCGACTGTTCGGTCACGCCCGTCCGGCGCATGCCGATCAAATCGAGGTACTCGAGCGTCGCTTGAATCGACTGCGGCGGCGGCGGCGTGTTCAACGGAATCACCGCATCGCCTTGCTTAGCCCGGATCAGCGCGCCGATTTCGTTGCTGCGGACGTCGTCCATGTTGACCATGGTGTCGACGACCACCAGGCGCGGAAAGATCGTCGAAGCCAGCCCATCGAGATAGTTGCGTAAAATGTTCGTCTTGATGTTTTGGAGGTCTTCAACCTGCTCGCCAATCGAATGACCGATGGCGGTATGCGGCTCCGGATCGGGACAAAAGAGGGCGAACTTGGCTCGCCGCGCCGGCTCGTCGGTGACGATGGTGTCGCCATCGCCCATCGTGCAAATGCGGCGCAGCTCGGGGACGCCGTCGCCGTCCTTGTCGATGCGGATGAACCACTCACCAAACCAGATCAGGGGGTCGCCCTGGGACGCATCGCGGGCATTGCTGAGCATCAGGCCCATGCCGCCGGGACTGCGCGCCTCCTGTTCAGCGGTCGAATAGCTCGGTCCGGAGCCGGCATACTCGTCGGCGATGTCGCCGGGCGGATAGCCCATTTCAATCAGCTGTGAGAGCGGCACCAGCCGCTCGTGACCGACGCAAGCGGCGGTCGACACCTCGCGAGCTTCCCGACTGATTCGGAACTCATCGGGAGGGACGGCCATGACCTTGTGCTTCGGGGTCAGTTTGAACCGGCGCACGGTGATGTTGAAGCGCGGCTCGATGACCTTGCCCATGCCCTTGGGAGGGCCGCCCGGCCCGGTGGGCGGGCCGGGCTCCCCCACCGCCTCCATGGGCCCGGGAGGCCCCACGGTCGGCTGTCCTGGCGCCGCGCCCTCGATCTTAGGGCTGTCGTTACGGGTCTCTTCGACCACCTGAACGCGCGGCTGGGCGATGACGTACTGACGCTGCTCGAGGGTGAGGTTGGTGTAACTCTGCTCGACGACCTCCGCTTCGCGCTCGGTCCACCACTTGGCGATGCCGGTGCGCTTGATGAGGGCGTCCTTGAGGATCGCATTCAAATTCAGAAAGCCGGGATTGTCGTAGGTCCAGACGTAGGACACGTAGTCCTGCGCCTCCTCGGCCATCGGACTATCTTCCTCGGTCCGCGGCAGGAAGTGGACCGGATGCTCCTGCGCCGTGAACAAGCGAACCAGTGACGGCATCATTGCCAGAACGAGGTCGCGGACCTCGGTCAGGACGATCGAGGAGCGGCCCTCGTCGGCACTGCTGGGGATCTCGCCGTTGTAGAGCGCGGTCGCGTACTCTCGTGCCGGGGCAAGGTAATTCTCGTTGTAATCCCGTGCATCCTCGATGATGGCCCGGACAGCCGCGACATAATCAGTATCTTCGTCGCTATCGAGGCCCGACGTGTCCAGCTCCCGCTGCAGCTTCGGAAACAGCTGCGGGATCGGCGGCTCGTCCGGATCGATCGGACCGAGGCTGGCGGGGCGGGTACGTCCTGGGTTGGCCATTACAGTCGTCCGGTCAGCAGCAGGATGAGAAAAATCACGAGGAGCACGCCGACGAGCCCGGACGGACCGTAGCCCCAGGCCGCGCTATGGCTGTGCCAGGGAGCGACCCCGACGAGCAGCAGGACCAGAATGACGACAATAATCAGACCGCTCGTCGACATCAGTCAGACTCGAAGTTGGCTTTGAAATAGGCCGCATTGACCAGCCACCGGTCCTTGGGATTGGCGGGATTGCGAGCGATCATATCGCCCATGGTGGGCGACCCCGCCTTGATGTCTTCCGGCGAGATCGACACCCCGGTCAGATCTTCGCCAAAAACGTAAGGCCGCATCTGCGCCCGCTGCGATCGTCGATACTCAGTCCACTGCTCATCCATCAAACAATCCCTTTGACATTGCGGCGGAGCGCGCCGGGCGCCCAGGCAGTGGTCAGATGCAGACCCATGGCGAAATAGCGCATCGCGTCAGCCGCATGACTGGCCCAGGTGTGCGCCGGAGCATCGCGAACGGTCATGCCGGTCGGCGCGGTCTGGACGTGATACGATCGAAGGGCGTCAATCCCAAGCTCGCACTTAGCCTCGTCGAACCAGCTGATCGGAATGACGGATCGGACGCCGGAAATTCCGTCGGCAATAGAGTGATCGGGGACGACCATGGGCTCTAGACCGAGCGACAGGAGGGTCTCAAATCGACTTCGTCCGGTGCCCAGCTCGCGGATTTTGATATCGTGGGGCAGCAGGTGGAAGCCATACAGATAGCCCTTCTCCTGCAAGATCCGAGCATAGTGATCGAGACCCTTGCCACTATTCTGGTAGAAATCAATAAAACGGATCTCCTGACCGATCTTCTGAGCAAACCAGATCGTTGTCAGATCTTTCATCCCCAGATCCCAGGCGGTAATGACCTTGGCGCGGGGATCGTAGGGGACGCGGGCGAGACGGCCATCCATACGGGCCTGGACCATGAGATCGCCGTAGTAGGAATTTTCGACCGGTGCTTCGAACGAACACATCATCTCCCGTTCGAACTGGTGCGGCGTCAGCTGCCGCTGCATCTCCGCCAGCTCATCCGGGTCCAGCGCGTCGGTCTGAGTGACCGGGATGTTGAAGACGTCCCAAAGGTCGGGGTTGCTTTCCGCTTGAACTTTAAGGTCAAAAAAATGGTCGCGCCCAGCGGGTGTGCCTGCCACAATTCCAAAACCCTGGTAGTCGGCCAGCGCCGGACGAATAACTGAGTTAAGAGCCTCTGGGTTGATAAGCGGGAACTCATCGAGACAAGCTCCATCCAAATAGAGCCCGCGAATACGATTGTAAGCCTGCCCACCACCATAGAGCGTAATCAAAGCTCTATTCGGAAGCTTACACGTCAATTCGCTTTCCGAGAATGACACACCGGGCAAATCTTGTGTATATTGCTTGAGATACGACCAGACCAAATCCTTGGCTTGTGCGAACGTCGGTCCAATATACGCATAGCGCGGCACCGGCACCTCGCGCGGATTCATCAGCGCCCGTTTAATCAGCTCGTTGATGAAGGACACGGATTTACCGGCCCGGCGATGGGCCACGACATAACGCCATCGCTTGCCGCTGTCGTGAAACGGCCGGAAATGCGCCCGCGGCCGATATCGGAGCGTGATGACAGAGGGGTCGGTCATGAGGACCTCAACGGCGACCAGTCACCCAGGACGGGCTCGAGGACGTTGACCGTCCGACGGGCAGGGGAGCCGGCATACCACGTCAGGCACTGCTCCAGGGGGCTGTTGAACCGCGACATCGCCATCAGATGACACACATCCGGGACTGTTGGCCAGACATCCGGCCCGGTGACCTCGAGCCGCCGGCAGAGCCAGCCGGGCTGGAAGGCCCCCACGGTCAGAGTAACCCGGTGGCCATGCGGGACGATCAGGACGCGTTCGGGCAGGGGTTGGTGAAAGAGCCGGCGGGTATGGACCTGGCTATACGGCTCGAGATGAGCTCGCTCGGCTAAGCCTTGGACGGCGGCCCGGGTCGCAGGGGTCAACACGAGCATGGGCACCCCCTACTCGGAGTCAGTCATCCATTTGACCGTCAGCTGCTTACCAGACCCGTCCGACAGCGAGAAGCCGGCGGCCGCGGACGTCGCCTGCGCCCCCCAGCCCACGGTCTTGCCCAAGGACGTCAGGACGAAGCGGGCGCTCTCGTCGCGCCGGTCAGGCTGATCGGCATCGAGGAGCTGCTCGATGATGACGGCTTCGGCCTGGTCGACGATCATCCGGCGGGCGGCGTCGCGGTCAGCTTTCAGGGAGGGGAGAAGTTCGATCCGACGAGCGAGAGCGCCGGGGAGGCAGCCCAGCTGACGAGCAGCTAAGCCGACATTGCCGAAATTGGCGTACAGGCTGGTGCGGATGGCTTCGTCATCGTCGGCGCCAGCCCCATACGGGATGGGAGCGAGATCGGGCGGCAGGTACTCGATGTCGAGTTCTTTGGACTGACCAGGTCGACGCATAGGCACCTCGCGCGCGACGGCCCGGATGGGGCTGGCAATCCCTCCGGGCCGCCACTTGGCATGGCAAACGATTGGAGGGCACTCGCCAAGCCCGTGGTAGGGATAGCACTGGCGGGCGGAGCAGTCGATTGGGTTTACTGATTCTGAGCGGCGTCGCAGCTGTGGTGAGCGTGACGGCTGCGCTGTTGGCTGGGCTGTCACTTTGGCAGGTGTTCGGCGTCTGGTGCACGAGCATTGCGCTCGTGGTGGCGGTGGTAACGCTGCTGATCGGGAGCGGAGGTGAGCTCGGCGACTAGGATCAGGGCACGATCTCGCCGGGCGGCTTGCGGTTCTGGCCGGCCGAGACGCGCTCCAGGTTGGTGCTGAGATCCGGATAGACGTTGGCGGCCTGCGGCTGCCGCTGCGGGGTCGGATTCTGAACCTTCTGACTGTTGGTGGCCTGGGCGTCTGCCGCGCCGTCGCAGAGGTTCGAGGGGACGCCGCGCGGGTTCTGCGGGTTGTCGAAATGCGGCGTGATCGTTGTCGGCTCGGCGTAGGTGAACGGCGGACCGGGTGTGGTGTCAGCGACCATGGGGGCGGGTGATCCCGGTTTTGGAGTTCGAGCGAGCGTCAATCCCCTCCGGGGTGACCTCGAACGGCAGCGGCGCGGAACCGTTGACGGCGATCTGCTTGGTCCCGGCGGTATCGGGGACGAAGGTCGTGGTCAAGCGGTTCGGGCTGGCAACTGCGGTCGAGGTGGCCGGGGCACCGTCGACGGTGACCGCGGCGTCGGGCGGAAAGCCCGCACCCTGGAGGGTCAGAGTGACCGGGTCGTTGCTGACCGGGGTCGTGGTGGGGTTGAGGCTGACGAGCGTCAGGGGGGCGTCCGGATCGGTGGCGCCTTCGACGATGTAATCGGGAGTTCCCCTCGGATTGCGAGGGTCGTCCGGGGCGAGGCCGTCCTGGGTGGCCGCGATGTCGAGCGCCCGCTGGTTGTCAGCCATGTCGTCCAGGCTGAGGACGCCCTGATCGGAGGTGAGCGGGGTCGCCTGCTGCGGCAGGGAGAGGGACGGCTGACCCTTCGGATTGAACGGGTTGTCGGCCAGAGGGCTCTCAGACGAGACGCAGGCCTCGGGATCCGGCTCGGGTGGGAAGAACGGCCGGAAGCCCTTGGGCGTCAGGACGTCGAAGGGTGCCTTCGGACCGGACGATCGGGCATGGTCCAGCGAGGGGTTGTCGTGGTCCTCGTCGGAGGCCGACAGGTGCTCGGGCGGGCGGTTTGCCCGCTCC